TTTTTTAATGTTAAATCTTTATGCTGTGTATATGCAGATTTTATTGCAGGTAAACTTGTAGCTGTTTCTATTTTACTTTTAAAAAGATCTTGTTCACCATGTAATGCTATTTGTGCATTTATAACTTTTTGATCTGCAATTTTATTAACAATAGCAGATTTAGTTGTAAAATAACTTTCATAAAACAATGGACTAAACTCTTTAAATGTTTGTTCATCTAACTGTTTTTTATATTCTAATTCTTGTTTTTTAAATTGTTTTTCATAATCATTTAACCAATTATCTGGTGTTAAATAATCATCTCTACTTAATAAACTATCAACATACATTTGGTTGCTACCACCAAATTGTGCATTAGATAAAGATACGTTAGTATTTATTTCTAATCTACGCATTTTGCTGTCGTAGTTGTTTTTAGCATTAGCGTATTGTGTTACTGCATTGATAGCAGTTTTACCTATATCTACAAGACCTTGGCTACTACCAATCCCTGTAGTTAAAGATCTACCACTACTAATATTTACATCTGTTCCACTATACCTTGGTATCTTCATATGTTATCCTATATCTTGCTGGGCTGTATTCTGCTTTTACAACAGATCCATTAGCATCTTTACTAACTGTCCACGCTTTAAAGTTTTGTCCTTCTTTTGGTATCTTTTTACTGTATCCTTCAAATATTAACGTGTCCACATCCCATACCTTTATTTTATACATTTGTTATAGACCTTTTTCAGCTAACGCCTTGTTAGTTTTGTAAGTATCATAACTAACACCAGCCGCTAACAATGTAGAACCCATTTTATATGTTTCACTAGCTATCATACCAGTAAGTTCTGCATTCATGGCCGCATTTTTAACAAACACTCCTTTCTCTAAAAAAAACAAATCATTTTCAAATTCTTCTAAATCAGCTTTTGCAGTTAGTAATGGTGATCCTGTAAATTGTATACCACTAGCACCTACTCTTGCTCTTTTTTCACTAAATAATTTTGCTTGTTTTTTAAACAGTTTTTGTTTGTCGTATTCAAGCTGTAATGTATTCTCGTATCTTTTCCATGCGGCGTTGGCCTTCATGTTTTTTATATTCTGTCTATGCCCCATAATAGTCATAGCAGTTGAAGCCGCCATCATTGCTGGTACAAACCACGCCATATTATATATCCTTCCTAATCACTTGTTACCAAAGTTCCTGTTATACCCAAGACCGTCATTGGTAACGGTTGTTCTTGTAAAATTTCTATTTGTCCATCTCTATCCCATCCTAAATTAGTTACACGTTTATCGCCAGTAAATTCTGGTACATTTTGGCCCATATGCATAGATGATGTTCTAAATGGTAATTGATCGCCATTTATCTTTATACCAATAGTTTTATGTAATCTTACCATAACTTCATTATACCTTTTTTTTCTTCCTTGTGCAGTACCAGCGTTTGCACCTGCTTCAATTCTCATAGTCTTAATTTTAGATGTATATGCAAGACCTATTTCAATACTTTTAAAACCTGTTGCACTATTTAGACTAACAGATATAGCACCATTTGTTACTGTTTGATTAGGAAATACAGCATCACCTATAAGTATTTGTACTTCTTCACCTTCTAAATGATCTAAACCTGTAATACTTGTACTAGAACCATTTACTGTACCTGCTAAACCACTATCTACTTTTAACAAATCATCTAAATATTCTACATATTGTACAATGTTACCGTTTATTCTACGTCTAACTACAATGTAAGTTTGGTTTTCACTAGCTTCTGATATTGTAGATACTGATTTTACTTGTGCTTGTGCTTTTACAGAATGATTAGCACCAACACCATCTTGTATTTGTACTATTGTTCTATCTATTGCTTGTTCGTATGTTTTTGCAAATTCAAAATTATTAGCATCTTTTACATATACAAAATAATCTTGACCATCTACAAGACCACCTAACTTTGTACCTCCACCTGCGCTATATGTAACTCTATCACCTGTAGATAAACCATGATTAGTTATTGTAACAAAACCATTATTATTACTATCTGTTACACTATCTGTAACGTCTGATGCGCCATTAAATGTAAGGCCATATGATCCACCTAAAATGTGTCTATGCCATGCTATAACATCTTCTTCTCTTTGATATGTCAAACCTAACAATGCGCCATCTTTTCTAACAGCCCAATAAATACTATCTGGTTCTTGTGCATAGTCTACATCTACAATACCTTTGCCTGTTATATGTTCTGCTAACAAAGTCATATCTGGTGCTAAATATGCATCACTTTCAAATCTGTATGCAAACTCTCTAACTTTTTTTTGTTGTCTTTGTACAAACAATACTGCGTTACCTATTTGTATAGGTTGTGTAGTGTAACCACCATATGTAGTTTGTTGTGTTATTTGTACGTTGTCTGGTTTTAAAGGTTCACCTGTTGGTCTACCTACTTTAAATTCACCTCCTACTGTACCAACAATAAGATCACGTGCAGGTGCTAACCATCTAATAACATTTACTCTATTAGCGGCTATAGTATAAATAAATGCATCTGCGGCGTTACCAGAACCTACATCAAATTCTTCATACAAACCACTTTCACTTGCAAATATAGTTTGTGGAAAAGATGTAGTACCAGCAAAAACTAATCTTTGTTCAAAAAATGATACTGCTCTAGGAAAACCTTTTGTGCTTGTAAATGTACCTAATGACCAATCTGTTGTTCCTCCTGTACCACTAAAATTATCTGTTGTAGTTGCTGTTACTTGTGTTGCAGAAGAAAAGTTTGTAATTTTAGCATGACCTCCATTAAATTTAATTAATCTTCCTACGTCTGTAGATACAAATGTATTAGAAGATGCAGTTATAGTAACACTACCAGAAGTACCACTTGGTGTCATAGTTGTGCCTGTTGTGTTTTGATCTAAATATGGGCCACGTTTAAAATCTACTTCTGTTAAAGTCCAACTTGTATGACCTGTTCTAGATAATTTTCTAGGTGATACATCTTCATGTACTAAATACATAACATCTGCTGATTGTGTAAATCCTACTTCGTATAATTGGCTTTCTGTATATGGTGATGCTATTTCAAAAACATCTGCCGCAGTACCACCAGAAGTGTATGCAGTATAATTTGTACTATTTACACCTTGTAATTCAAAAGTATTTGTTGTTACGTTTGCTATTCTAAATCTTCTACCATTTACTTGTGTCATTCCTACAACACTATTAATCCATACATCATCACCATTTGTATAACCGTGAGATGATACAGTAACTACAGCAGGATTTGCTTGTGTTACACCTGTTATGTTTTTTGGTGTGTTTGTTATTTGACCATTATCTTTATAAAATCTAATATATTGATGACCTAATTCTAAAATATATGATTGTGTAATATTAAATTCAAAAGGTATTATTCTTGTAGCTTTACTACTATCTTTTACTTCTGCAACAAATCTACTACCATATCTTCTTGTTGCACCGCCTTGTGGAAATACTGTCATATTTTGCATTTCCTCAACACCGTTATTGTATTTTTTAAAATCTACTTGACCTGCTAGTTTTGGTGTTAATTCACCAGCAGTAAAATTAGTTTGAAAAGGGTGTACTCTTGCCATTATTTTCTAAAGTCCGTAAATGTATCAGAAACAAGATCATCCATAAATCCTTCTTGTCCATCAATACTACGTGCTTCAGAAAGTTTTTTTTGAAATAAATCCTGCATTTGTTTTTGTACTGCCATACTACTCGTTACAGGGTATGCTAGATCTACAGCTAATTTAGCAGTTAATACGTCTACAAACATAGCGTCAAACAAGTTTGTATCTGTAATTCTAGCTATATATAAAATGTTAGCAGTACCTTGATCTGTAAGTAATACTCTACCTTGTGTTCCAAAATTTTCTACTTTAAATTTGTAATCTTTTTCTTCCATTTCTAACACACGTAAACAAAAAGGGTTTGTAGGTAATGCATATTGATAAGCAAAACCATACGTAGGTTTGTCTGAAAGTTGTGCTAAAGTTGTTCTTGTTATTGAAAAATTGAATGGGTGAGATCTTAATACACTATCTCTTGTGTCTGCATAAAATGAATTACATAATCTGGCTCTTTCGCTATCATCTGTCAATGAAGTTATAGGATCATCACCTAATCTTCTTAATGCATTTGAACAAATTGATACTTCTGTAGCCATATTATAAATATATCAAAGGGGCGACAATAATTCAATATATATCGCCCCTTTTAAGTTAGTTATAAGTATTAGTCCATACTGTAGAATACAGCACACTTAACTGTACCACTAATAGCCGCACTACCAGTAGTTAAAAGTATGTCTGTTTCAGCAGTATTTTCGTAACCAAAACCATCTATTGCGCCTTCTTGCGACATAGACATTTGTCCAGCCGAAGAAACCGAAGTTGCAGTTATGTATCTATCCGCATCAGCACTATCACCGACAGCTATCGTTGCAGAACCTAGAGCATCAAAATGTACAACAATGTCATACACGATTGCACCCGCAGGTAATTTTGCAACAGATATATCAGAACCAGAAGCTAACGAAGATGCTTCATAACTATCATATTGTACTCGTAATCTACCATGAGATTGACTTGCAATAACCTTTTCTACTGGTTCTGCTGTTCTCTTGGTAAAATTTACTCCTTTTACACTAGCCATAATAAACCTTCCCTTCTATTATTCTGTACAAGCAATCTCAATGACTTTCTCATCTTCTACTCTCGTAGCACCGATAGTCATACATAGATATACTTGTGTACTATAGTTTTTGTCTGCTCGTTCAGATATTTTTGTTTGAATATCTTTACCAAGTGCCAAACCTATAGATGTGTTAGTGAATGCTAGTACTTGTCTGTTACTGTTACCATCTAGGCCAAGTCTTTCACTTCTGATAAACTTGAAACCCATAAAAGTATCAATATCGCCTTGTACTAACGCCTTTACGCTGTTGAAATCTGACGAAGTTATTTGCGTTGTACCTAACAAATCAGAAATCTGTTTTGCTGAACATACAAGCGTTCTACCTTCGTCTGGATCTACGTTAGCCGCATCTAATTTTTCTTTTGCAGAAATTAGTTTAGCTATAGTTAATCCAGTTGATCCATGTGCAATTTTTTGTCCTGCTGGAAGTGCAATAGTTGAACCTCCAGAAACACCGCCAAAAGCATTACCAGTAGCCGCCGCAATAATTACGTCATCCATTGTTCTGCCCATAGCGTATGCACCAGCTTTTGCATACTCGGATTGTGGTGAAATAAGCAATCTTACTTTATCGCTATCGTCAATAAGATCTGCCCAATCATAGTCATCCATAGTTACTTTTCGTCTAGAATGTGGCGTATCCACTCTTGGTGTATCAGCGTGTCTAGACGTTCTTTTCACAGCCGCAGTTGATCCAATTCTTTCAAAGAAATGTGATTTCCCTACTATACTTTCGGTTCTAACCGCATCTCTTAATTTTGAACCTTTTTGTTGCGCCAAATGAAAAACATTACTTTTGTATTGTTCTACAAAAGCAGTTGTTATTTGAACTGACATAGTCGTTCCTCCATTAAAAGTTACAGAATAGAGAGCATAACACACATTATGTTACACTATATTCCAATTAATCGGTTTTTGTCCTAACGGGAAACCTAATTTTTAAGCCATATCGGCTAACGCTTCGTTATCCAAAAAGGGCGAAATCAGTTGTTGTAATTATACAACACTTTTAAACTAATTACCATATGCTTTTTCATGTAATTGTCTAACTTTTTCAACAGCAGTTTCATCACCTTTATGGTAAGGGTGAGTATTATCTGCCATAATTTTAGCAATTTCATCTTTAGCATCTAACGGCGATACACTTAATCTATTGTTTTGTGTATTTTGTGCCATATCTTCTGTTACTTCTTGGCCTAATCTAGCAAAAAATCTTATAACAGCAGGATTGTTACCAGCAGAAGAATTAGTAATAAGATCTTTTAATTCATCATCACCATATACTGCTAATGCTCTATCTGCGGCGGCAACTTTCTTATCGTAGTCGTAACCCCATTCTTGCTTTAGTACGCTTTCTGTTTCTGCTTTTTGCCTTGATATTTCAGCAGGTTCATTTTCTTCTTCATGTTTTATAGTATTCATTTGATACTCTAACAATGCGCCTACTTGTTTATCACTTAAACCAATCTTATGTGCTACGTTAGTAAATTCTTCAAGATTTCTTTGTTCAAAGAACGGTTGATAATCTTCTGGTATATTTACTGTATATTTAGAAGCATCTTCTGGTCTACCAAGTTTTGTATATACATCATTATATTCTTCATCAGTTTTAGGTATAGATATTGTATTACCTAACCTTTTCTGTTGATGTACTACAGTTTTTGCAAGATCTTCTACATTATTAAAATTTTTTAATGTAGCATCATTTTTTAATTCTTCGGGTAGTGTTGATTTCCAATCTTGATTATCACTTCCCGATCCAAGTAAAGTATTGTTTTCTTGTACTGGATTGTCGTTTGTGGTCATTTGTTCATCAGACATCTTTATCCTCCTTTAGTAAGTTGATTATTCTGATTAATACGCTTCGTTGTCCTTCACGAAACGCTGTTTCATGTGCATCACCTTTTGTATAAGATGATCTATGATAGTAAGCTGACGTTAAATCAGCTAACACTCTTTTACCTTCTGGTGTATCAAAAGTAATTCTATAATCTGTTTTTAT